GTTCAAAATCCTAAGTATTGGGAACAGATATCAGAAGAAGATAAAAAAACTTGGTCTAACTATATGGTTAATAGATTTCTATCTATGAAACCAGAGTGGATTGAATTAGTAAATGAATTACAAAAATATAACTTAGAACCAAAAGAGTTATATAAATTATATACCAATGTTTTACCAAAGAGTAAGCAGTGGTTAAAATACATAAAAGGGAGAAATGATATGAATCATCCAGAATGGTTAATTAATATTATCAGAAACAACGATGAGTGTAGTAGGAAAGAAGCTATACAAGCAATAGATATGTTGATGCTTACAGAAGGTGGTATGATGGAGTTAGGTGAGATGGCTAGAAAGTGGGGAATAGAAGAGCGTAAGATAAACGATGTAGGTCTTAATGTTGTCGGTAGCATTAATGATGGAAACTTATAAAAAAGTCTTGACTTGTATACACTTTTCTGTGTATATTCAAATGTAAATTGGAGAGATATATGAAGGTTATAAAAGAGAAATCCTCTTATGAGAATATCACAAAGGATTATGCACCACAAAAACCTACTAAAACTATTGTACAACAAATGGAAGAAGAATGGCCAGAGATGACTAAAGAGTTTAAAAGGTTACAGAAAGAACAATATGAATTGTTCTTACATAAACAACATGACTACGGGCCAGGTAATATTTCAGTTGGTACTCAATTACAAACAGAGGAAGAGATACATCTTTCACTTACAGGTTTATGGTTTAGGATGAATGATAAAATACAGAGGTTGAAAACTTTGTTGATGGGTAAGAGAGGTAATGCTGTAGAAGGAGAACCTATGGAAGATGCTTATTTAGATGTATCTAATTATGGTATTATGGCTACAATCGTAAAAAATGGTAAGTGGGGTAAGTAATGAATAGTTTATGGGTAATAATAGTTATCTGTTTAATAGCAGTATCAACGGATATAATTGATTATATAATTGATAATTGGTATAACTATAAAAAATGAAAAAAATAAGTTATAGTCAATACAATCAATGGATAACTTGTCCATATAAGTGGAAGTTAAATTACATTGATAAATTAGGTGAGTTTACAGATAGTATACATACGATGTTTGGTACTTCTATGCATGAGGTTTTACAAACATATCTTACTGTTATGTATAATGATACTGTTAAGATGGCTGACGCTCTTCCATTGGAGAAGATGTTGTTGACACGAATGAAACGTAATTATCAACAGATAATGGAACGTAATGGTGGTGAAGTGTTTTGTGAACAGAGTGATATGGAAGAGTTCTATAAACATGGTTTACTTATATTAGAATGGTTCAAAAAGAAACGAGCTAATTACTTTA